GCGGTGGCGGTGATGCAGTCGGGGCTCAAGGCGGGGGTCAGCTGCATGAAGATCACGATGCCGAGCGTGCTGGATGTGATATTCACGTTGAAGGACACGAACCGAGAAGAGTGGGTGGCGTTTGAAACCCGGCTGCGGTCGGTGGGGATTCTGGTGCTGGACGATCTTGGCGCCGAGCGGACGGAAGGATGGGTGCTGAACAAGGTGGATGCCATCATATCCGAACGGTATAACCGCATGAAACCGGTCATTATCACCAGTAATTTACTCAGCACCGAGCTGGAAAAAACGTATAATGCACGGATTTTCGACCGAATTCAGCAGACGTCCGAGGTGATCCGGTTCGCTGGCGGGTCTCTCCGGAGGGCGGCGGGGAAATGATCCGTCTTGAAATTGAAGGGGTACCGCCCAGCCTGAACCAATGGACAACCCTGCACTGGTCAAAGCAGCGGGAGATTAAACAGGAATGGGCGTGGCTGATCAAGGCGGCGTGCCTGGCAGCCAAGTGCGGTAGGCCACAGTACAAGTTGGCCACAGTAAGAATAATACTGGAGTTTCCGGTCCTGCGGCGGCGCGACATCGACAACTACGCGCCGAAGATGCTTCTGGACGCCCTGGTCAACGAGGGCATCATTCAGGACGATCGCAGCGACTGGGTGGATGTGGATTGGAGTTTCGCCAAAGGCGACAAACGGAGAACAATTATCCGTATCACAGAAAAAGCGGACTGACTTTTGTTGACAGCAGTCCCGCGCACGAGGAAGGAGCTGATGATCCGAATGTACGGCATGAATAAAATTAAAAAGCGGCGCTGCGGCGACTGCCTTAACATCAACTGCGTTGCCTACGGGCCGAAGATTCCAGTTTGCTATGAACTCACGAAAGGCAACGAGCTCCCGATGGCAACGGCGGTGTCTCTTGCCGACAAGCGGGCCGAGTTCTGCGGACATTTCAAAGCGCGAGAGGAGACGGCATGATGTATATCAGTTATCCGGTATTGGTCTTAATCTGCTTCGGGTGCCTAAGTTTCGGCGGCTGCGTGGGAATGTTCGTGATGGCGCTATGCCGGATCAGCGCCGACTGCTCGCGGGAGGAGGAAGCGGTTGATGATTCGGCACCATAACGGATCACGTGGGATATTGTCCGTCATCCGCGGCCGACATAAGCCGGTGAACACAGCGGAGGGGATTGACCAGGACCTGAAGCGGCAGCGGGCGATCGAACAAAAGCACGCCTGGCGCTCTGAACTCAAAAAACAGAAAGTGAGGGTTGAAGAAAATGAATCCCAAAGAACAGAAGAGTCCATGGATCTCGCAGACATCTGCCAAAGCGGAACCTCCGGGACCGTGTGTAACGATGAGGCCGACGCCGGCCGAAGCTCTGAAGCTGAGGATTAGACTCCCCTGGGAAGGCAAGGTTCGAAACTCCCGGAAAGTTGATCTGCAGAAGGAGCTGTTCCTTGACCTGATCGATTATGGTCTGAACCGTCACGAGATCCAGCTGCTGTTCGGGATGAATGGGCTGGAATATCAAGCGGCTCTACGGAAAATGGACATCCAGCCTGGAGTACGCGGTTACAGAAACCCGAACCGGCAGAAGAACTGGGAGCGGAAGGCCGGACAAAAAGCAGAAGCAATGAACGCAGAGGAGGAACCGATTGAATTGACTGATGCAATGATCGATGAAAAGATTGCCGAAATTGACGCGAAGCTGGATGAGCTGCAGCCGTCCCGACTCAAAGACATGCCAGCGAACGAGCTGCCGAAGGTGCCGCTGGAAACCTCGACGCCACCGACAGAGCCCGAAATCGTGCCGACGAAAACGGAAATTGTCGACATAGTTGCCCAGATCCAGCCGCCTGATCTGGCTAAGCCTGGAGACATCAACGGCCCGCCGGAAGAGATTGCGCCGGATAAGAAAGCCGACGAGACCGAAGCCGAGGCAATGCGTGATTTTAAACAGTCAATCGCTGAAGCGTTGTCAAAGAGACTGGATGCGACCGTTGCTGGTAACATCGAACATTTGCCTTTGCCCGACGCCACCGTTGCCGATAAACCTCACCTGATCACGCCAACGGAAGCCAAGGAGATCTTTACTCCGGAAGATGGCGACGGACTGAACTACCAAGACCGTCACTTCCTTGGCATCGATCGGCCGGGTCCGGCACCCGAGCCGATGAAAAAGGATCTGTCGTGGATCGAGTTTGAAATCAAGTGCAACGCCTACTCGATGTCGCGGCTGCTGACGATCCTCGAAAACCTGCCGCTTGGCGCGAACATCAGCGGGAATGTTCAGATCAGGCTGTGATTGGAGGGGTGTGGATTGGGTGGCCTGACGTACAAGGATGTCTGGAAACTTCCGAACGATCTCGCGGCGGACTGGTTGCTTCACGTGAATTCCAGGCGCCGGCAATACTTCCAACAGCAGTCGGAATTCGCGGTGCTGTCGGTGGCGGTCAGTGATGGCCAGCCATCGGCACACAACCCGGGAAAGCCGACAGAACGCAAGGGGCTGCAGCTGGCAGACATCGAGAACGCAAAGCAGTGGATCATTACCATCGAGCTGGTTGAAGGGATGCTGTCACCGAAGAAGCGGTTGTTCCTGGACATCCGGCGCGCAGCCGAGGCGCAGAAGTATGACCGCGACAACGGACGCCCGGATTGGGTGCCATACGTTTCAGTCAAACTGCAGGAGAAAACCGGCATCGAAATTTCCGACCGAACGATGAGATCATGGTGGCAAGGGATTGTGGAGCTGACGGTACGGGTGGCGATCAAACGAGGGTGTCTATGAAAAAATAGTTTTCGGCAACCGCAAACTTATGGTTTGATGTGCTATTATGATATCGTGCATAAGTCATCGGGGCCGCTGGAGTAATCCGGCGGCTTTTGCTTTGCACCTTTCCGACATGCCATGTGTATGGTTCGGACATCGAGCGCGGGAATCCCGCGCTCAGCTTTTGTGCGGCTGCCATGCGCAGTCTGCGCGGCTGGGCTTGCGATCCGGGCCCGGTTTTTTGGTGCGCCGGTGCGTTACGGCGGGTAGGTCACGTCTTGCGATTTGTGCAGGCCAAGGGTGGGGGCTTAAGCGTGACAGATATTTTGCGAGGAGGTGAGGCTCATGGCCGGAAGGCCGAAAAACGAACGACTACCGCACGAACTGACGGACCAGATGATCCGGTTCTGCCATGAGTACGCGCTCGACTATAACGCGACCCAGGCGGCGATCCGCGCCGGCTACTCGACAAAAGGCGCAAAGCAGGTGGGCAGCCGCCTGCTGAAACACCCCGGCGTCAGGGAATATTTTGACCGGATGGAGGCAACTCGGCTGGGACGGCTGGCGGTGACGGCGGACCGGATCCGAAACGAGCTGGCCAAGATAGCGTTTGCCAACATGGACGATTTTGTTACAGTGGAGAACAACCAAGTCAAGCTGAACAACTTTTCCGGAATGTCGAGAGAAAATAAAGCGGCCATCGCTGAGGTCGGGCAGAAGAGCGGCAAGGTAACGGAAAAGTGGCTGAAGTTCCACAGCAAGACGCAGAGTCTGGAGCTGCTGGGCAAGACGCTCGGCATGTTCACGGACAAGACAGAGCATTCCGGCCCAGGCGGAGGCGCGATCCCGATCGCGGTGACGGTGACGTATGATGACGCCGATCCCCCAAACAAATAACCGGATCGTTCGCCTGAATCCGGCGTTCCGCTCGGTCAACCAGTGCCGACAGCGATACCGGATTCTCAAAGGCTCTGCCGGCAGCGGCAAGAGCGTGGATCTCGCCACCGACTATATTCTAAAACTTTCAGATTCGCGCTATGCCGGTGCGAATCTTTTAGTTCTACGGAAATTCGATGCGTCGAATCGTGACAGCACATACGCCGAGCTTGTGGGAGCCATCAACCGGATCTACGGCGACGCCGCCGAGTACGTCTGGCAATACAGCACCAACCCGATGCGTCTGAAATGCCGCACAACGGGCAGCGAAATCATCTTCCGCGGCATGAAGGACGATCGGCAGCGCGAGAAGGTCAAGTCCATCACGTTCACCCGCGGCAAGCTGGTGTGGATCTGGCTGGAAGAGGCGTTCGAGTTCGAGGCCAGCGACGTGGAGATACTGGATGACCGTCTGCGCGGCGAGCTGCCGAACCAGAACCTGTACTACCAGATCACGATGAGCTTCAACCCGGTCAACGCCGACCACTGGATCAAGGCGCGATACTTCGACTACCAGGACGCGGACACATTCGTCCACCACAGCACCTATCTGGATAATAAGTTTTGCGACGAAGCGTTCCTGCGCCGCATGGAGCGCCGCAAGCTGCTGGATCCGGAAGGATATCGGGTCTATGGCCTGGGCGAGTGGGGCGAGACTGGCGGGATGATCCTGACGCGCTGGAAGCTGCTCGACTTCGACCGGGATCCTTCCCGGTTCGACCGCATGGTCAACAGCCAGGACTTCGGCTACAACCATGCCAACGCCCTGGGCGAGATCGGCTTCAAGGACGGCGACCTGTACGTATGCCGGGAGATATACTGTTTCGAGAAATCGACCGATGAGATCATCCGGATGGCCAATGCGGCCGGGTTCCGGAAAGATCTGAAAATGTGGTGCGACAGTGCCGAGCCGGACAGGATCAAGATGTGGCGCGATGCTGGATATCGGGCCGAGGGCGTAAAAAAAGAGCCCGGCTGCGTCAGGGCCCAGATCGACTACCTGAAGCAGCGGACGATCTACGTCCATCCAAGCTGCCCAAACACAGCCAAAGAGGCCGGAGCGTGGAAGTGGAAAAAGGACCGGGTGAGCGGGAAATACACGGATGAACCGGTTGAGATCTTCGATGACGCGATGGCGATGCTGCGCTACTCTATCGAGGATGTACGCAATCCCGGGATACCGCTCACGCCGTTTACTATCGATTTTTAACAGGAGGCGATCAGCTTGGCGGACGCTACGATCAACCGACCGAACATCGACAAATATGAGCTGCTGCGCAACGCCTACTACGGTACCGGAGGGTTCGAGGATGGCAGCTACCTGGTCCAGCACAAGCGCGAGCAAAGCGACAACTATGAGGCCCGCCAACTGATTTCACATTACCTGAACTACGTTCAACCGGTAGTCAATTCGCACGTCGACCCGGTGTTCCGGAAAGAGGCACAGCGGGACTTCAATGGCTCCGGCAGCGAACTGTGGGACCAGTTCTATCAGGACGCCGACGGTCATGGCAATTCATTGCCCAGGGTTATCAAGCGGTTTGCCGCCGAGGCGAAGCTGCTCGGCGTGACGTTCGTCGTGCTCGACAACGACCCGAATCCGCCGCCGACGCTGGCGGCGGTGAAAGCGACCAGGGCGCTGCCCTATCTGTTTTCTGTTACCCCGGACCGGGTGGTCGACTGGAAGACCGACAAGCTGGGCCGGCTGACGTCGATCACCTACACTGAGCTGGTCGACGGCCACTCTGCCAACGACCAGGACTTCTGCCTACGCACGTGGACAACGGTCGGATGGAACCTTACCAACCGAGCCAGCGATACGGAGCACGGCAAGGGGGCGCATACTCTCGGGACCGTTCCGGTCATCCCGTATTTTTCTCGGCCTGGTCAGCCTGGTGTTATGAAGCCGCCATCCGAGTTTTTGTCGATCGCGCGGACGAACATGCACCTGTTCAACCTGTGCAGCTGGTTGTCCGAAATGCTCTGGAACCAGACCTTCGCGGTCTTGACCTATCCAGTAAAAGACGGCAACCAGCCTACAAAGCTGACGATCGGCACCAACAACGCGCTGGCCTACGACGGAACACTGTCCAATTCGCCGGAATTCATCGCGCCGCCGGCGGATCCGGCCACGGTGATGCAGGGGCAGATCGACCGGTTGATCCAGGAGATATACCGTATGGCCGCCCTGTCGTTCGTCACCGGCACCAAGGCCGAGCAAAGCGGCGTGGCCAAGGGGTGGGATTACGAAACGACCAACCGGATATTGGCCGACTTCGCTGCCAACACGGAATATGTCGAGATCCGGATTGCCTCGCTGTTCGCAAAATGGATGGGCGTGCAGCTCGAATACAAATGCAGCTATCCGGATGACTTTGGCCTGATCGACGTGGCCGGTGAGCTGGAAGCCGCCGGCGTGGTTAAGGAGTTCAACATCCAGTCCAAGACGCTTGCCGTCGAGATCGTGAAGAAGATCCTGGCTATCTACCTGCCGGATCTCGACACGGAAACTTTCGACAAGATCATTGCCGAAGTCGAAGCTGCCGGAGCTGACGCACTGGAGAGCGCCGCCAAGTACATCAAGGATCTGCAGAAAAAAACGGACACAAACCCGGGCGGCGGTGATGCCGGTGGCGGTGACGGTGGTGACGGCGAGGAAGGCGATGGTGAATGAACAGCGATATCGAGCGCATCATCTCGCGCTGGTCTGATGAATATCGCCGCCAAGCAGCGCCGCTGATCGCCAAGATCAAGGAGTTGCTGGAATACGGTCTATCGCCGCAGGAAGCGGTCAATCTGGCGCTTTTAACCACCGGATTTTCCGGGGCGGTGGGCGAAGAGCTAAAAAGATCGATGGGGTTGGCGGCTGCCAGCGGCTACGGATCCAGCGTCTCGGCTGATACGGCAATGACGCTGGGCGAAAAACTTTCGCTGATGCCGTGGGCCGCAGACAAGCTGGTCTTGTCGAGCAAGCTGTACGGTCTGGATCTGGCCATGCGACAGACGATCTCCGGGACCATCGCAGACCAGATCCGCAACGGTACCAACTGGGTGCAGATGAGCCGCGCTCTGTATGACGGATATGGATTTCCGGAGAAGATCCAGCGAGCCGAGCTGCCGGAATATCTGAAGGCGCTGGTGAGCGCAGCACAGAGAGCAAACCCGAACGATCCGGCCACGATTGCAGAAGTCAAGCGGCTGGCCCGGATCGCCAACCGCAACATCGACCGGATGGCTCAAGACGGTGCTCCCAACCGGATGCTTAAAGCAGCATATCGGCAGCTGGCTGAAATCGCCGAAAAGGGGAGCGCCAAGGCACTGGCCAAAGCGGTTGATGTAGCGGTAAACGAGAAGTCCAGATACTTAGCGGAGCGAATAGCCAGGACGGAAGGCGCCAGGGCATGGTCGGAAGGGTTCTGGGCACAGAACTATTCGGATCCGGATGTCGTTGGCGTGCGCTGGCGTTTGAGTAGCCGCCACCCGAAATTCGACATCTGCGACTTTCACGCCACCGCTAACATGTACGGTCTTGGGCCGGGCGTTTATCCCAAGGGAAAAAACCCGCCGCATCCAGCCCATCCGCATTGTACTTGCCGCCTGGTTCCGGTGTTTGACGGAGAAGTTGGCGCGGCAAGGGCACGGGTCCAGAAAGGCGGAAACGAATTTCTGAGATCGCTGACAGCAAAGCAGCGGCAGGATCTACTCGGAGCCAAAGGTGTGAAAGACTGGCAGGCCGGAGCTGATTGGTCCGGCAGCCTTCGAAACTGGCAGGGGCATGTGGACCCGAGGCCAAGACTATCAAGCGAGGATTTTAATCATGTTTGAAAAATCGGTCATCCTATCCGAATACGAACTGACCAAGCTCTGCCGGGAATGGCAGGAGCGGTTAAGGATTCAGCCTTGGCAGATCGTTGTGCGAATTTGCCGCGCTAGTGAATTTACCATCCCGAACGCTGGCGGAGAGGCGAATTGGCGAAAAACACTTGAAACTGCGGTTGTCAGGATCCTCGATCCGGTTGACTTCGACCCGGACAGTATGCGGCCGCAGGATATGGAAGTTGTTCTGGTTCATGAACTGCTGCATCTTCGGTTTGCCGAGGCCGATGTTACTGGCCGGGACACTCTGGAAGAGCGGCTGTTTGAGCTCGGCATCCAACACACCGCTGAAGCCCTTGTCCGGATGAAGCGTGAAGCAGAGGACTGGAAAGCGGGGTGTCAACGATGAAGGCGAGAGATAAGCCCTAAGGGCTGGCATAACTGCCGGTCCTTTTCTTTTGGCACGGCCCAGGCTGGCCCGGATAAAATATTTCGCCCCAGGCTGGGCGGAAGGAGCAAAAAATCATGGGAGACCTGAAAAAAGTTTTCGACGCCCTGGCTGGCGTTGATGGTGGCGTGGACCTGAAGTCCGCGCTGGAAGCAGAGCTGACGGCAATCCGCAACGAGGCGGCCGGGTATCGCGTCCGTGTACAGGACGCGGAGGCCACCGGACGCGCGACGGCCGAAAAAGAGCTGCTGGCAGTCCTTGGAGTGAGCGACCGGAACGCCCTGGCTGGTGTGAAGACCGCCCTTGAGGCGCTGCAAAAAGGCGGCGGGAAACCGGACGAGATCGGCATCCAACTGGCCAACCTGGCCAAGCAGGTGGAAACGCTATCCCAGCAGGTCTCTGAGAAAGATAAGCTGGCAGCGACCGAAAAGGAAAAGCGGATCAGCGCGATCCGTAATGCGAAGACCATCGAGGCGCTCACTGCTGCCAAGGCGATCAAGCCGGCCGAGCTGGCAAAACTGGTGGCAGGGCAGGTCCAGGTCAAGGATGATGACTCGCTGGTGTTCATGGCCGACGGTAAGGAAATTCCTCTGACCGACGGCATTGCCGCGTATCTAAAGGCGAACCCCGAATTCGTGTCCAACACTGCAGCTCCTGGCGCCGGCGGCGGGGCCGGCGGCGCTCCCGGAGACAAAGATCCTGAAAAAATGTCCATGGCCGAATATGCCGAATGGCGGAAAAACGGCGGTGGGAAATAATTGAGGAGGAATTGAAATGAGCAACACTTTGTTGACCCCGAGCATCATTGCCAAAGAGTCGATCATGGTTCTGCAAAATAATCTGGTCATGGCCGGCCTGGTCCACCGTGACTTTTCCAACGAATTCGCCAAAGTCGGCGATACGGTGACGGTCCGCAAACCGGCCACGTTTGTTTCCAACGTATGGAATGGCACCACTGTCACCATTCAAAATGCGACAGAGGGAAGCGTCCCGGTGGTTATGGACACCATCCTCGACGTTTCGTTCGCGGCAGGATCCAAGGAAATGGCCCTATCGATCAACGACTTTTCCGAACAGTTCATTCAGCCGGCGATGCGTGCCCATGCCCAAGCGCTCGACGCCAAACTGGCCGGGCTGTACGAGGACATCCCGTACGCAACGGCAGTCGGCAGCACCGCCGACATTGCTGACATCGCAGCGATTGACACCATCATGAACAACAACATGGTCCCGCTTGATCAGCGCAGCCTGGTGCTCAACCCGGCCACCAAGAGCAAATACATCGTGCTGCCGGGGATCAGCAACGCTGAAAAGTCCGGGTCCACTGACGCGCTGCGCAAGGCTTCCCTCGGGGAAATCCTCGGATTCTCGACCTTCATGTCCCAGAACGTCAAGGCCCACACGAAGGGCACCCTGGGAACAGCGAAAGTAAAGACCGGGGTTGCTGCCGGAGCCGCTGCGGGAACGCTGTACAACAGCAGCCTGACTGGTACACTGAAAAAAGGCGACGTTTTCACGGTCGCGGGCGACACTCAGCAGTATGTATGCCTCGCGTTGGCGACGGCCGGCAGCAACGAAGTCGACATCACCTTCTATCCGGCGGCCAAGGTTGCCTGGGACGGCGATGCCGCGGTCACTGTGTTGGCTAGCGCATCTGCTGAAAACCTCGCGTTCCACAAAAACTGCTTCGCTCTGGTCACCCGTCCGCTGGAAAAACCGATGGGCGCCGCCTATGCGGAAACCCTGTCGTTCAATGGCGTGTCCTGCCGCATCGTGGCCGGTTACGACATGAACACCAAACAGGACACGATCTCCATCGACTTCCTGTGCGGCGTCAAGACTCTGACCCCGGAACTGGGCGTGCGTTTCCGGACTGCGTAATGGAGGGCTGAACGATGGCTAAAATCGAAACCGTCACCCTGTTCAAGGGCGACGAACGGATGATTGTAAACGAAGCCGACGCCGCTGCCTGGAAGAAGGCGGGATGGAAGGCCAAGGCGCCTGCAAAAGAATCCGATTGATAGGAGGCCTGCTGTATGGAGATCAAGTTGAAAATCGAAGGCGTCGAACGCCTGCAGCTGGCCCTCGCTAAAGTTCCGGATACCGTGAACCGGCGGTTAGTGCTGGGCATGCGGGTTGCTACGAGTGCCGTGGCCGAATATGCCCGCACCCATCACCGATTTGTCAGTCGGTCAGGACACCTGGAAGAAGCGATAACCGAAACGGTAGCCCAAAATGGCGGGTCCGTGTATGGCCTGATCGAGCTGAACCCGGCAGGTACCCGAACGGCAACAGGCCAATCGTACGGAATCTTCCAGCATGACGGTACGGACAACGAAGGGACCGGCCGTCACTTCATCGCTCCACGCTATCGCAAAGCGCTGCGATGGGTTGGGCAAGACGGGAAATACTGTTTTTCCAAGAAGGGCATCTGGGTCAAGGGTATCAAGCCGGATCCTTTCATCTACAACGCGGGTGAAACGCTACAAAGGCAAGGACTGTTGCAGGCAGCGTTTGACAACCAAATTGAACTGGCACTGAAGGAGGCGGGGGTATGAGTTACGTAGCAGCGACCGACAGCAACGACGTGATGATCAAGATCACGACAGCCGACTGCACGGCAGCCGATAGTTATGTGGACGCGCTGCTGACCAGAATCGGCGCTACGCTGCCGCTTACGACGGTGCCGTACGAGGTCAAGCAGCTGGCGCTGGCAGTCGCGCATAAGATCAGGGCGCTGGCAGAGTGCGGCCCCGGCGGTCAGATGGGGGACAACGACGCTTATCTGGCCAAATACAAGGTTTACGAAAAAGAGGTCAACCGGTGGGAAAACCTGGTGACGCCGGAACTGATCAACGGCACAGAGCAGTTCGAGTGTTCGATTGATCTCGGGAGGGGCTGACCATGACCGCCATCGCCTTCTGGTTTTTGGTACTCAGCCATCTTGAAACGTATCTGGCAGCCAAGGTCGCCGCAGCCGTGGGGCAGGGTTTTTCCCGGGGTGAATTGGTTCCATCCGTTGTTCCGGCCATTCGGCTTTATCGACGCGGAGAGCCGGATCTGGATATATGGACGCGGCCAAACGGCACTCTGGAAATAACCATGGAGATATGGGCCGAGAACCAGGACCCGGACCCTAAAAAGGGAAACGAAACGCTGGCCACGCTGGAGGAAGCTGTTCGCCAGGCGCTGATCACCTGGCCAGGCCAGGCGATGACAGATCTGAAATTCAAAATCACGGATTTCAAATTCGCTGGAATCAACGGCGACGGTGAGAACTACAGGCCACGCGCGATGGCAATTTACGGGCTCATCATCAAGTGGGCAAAATAAACGAAGGAAGAGGTGATTTCCTTGCTCGGGACTAATGTTATCGACAAACGGGATATATTGCTGGGAAGCGGGAAGTTGTATATCAACAATATCTCGGTTGGACAGCTCAAAGGCGACGTGGCGTTCACGCCGACAGCGGATTACAAGGAATTCAAGGCCGGTGTTCCCCAGCAGACGGTAAAACTGCTGAAATTCTCCGAAGGTGCCGAACTCAAGGCCAGTTTCGCGGAAATGAACGCCGCGAACTTTGCTCGGGCAACCAACGTCGAGCAGAGCGCGATCGTGACCGTAACGGATGACGTAACGGCAGAATCGGTGGTTCTGAGCGGAACGGACACCGTACAGCTGGCAAAAGGCCGCCACATCACAAGCCTGGTCATCGTAAAGGGCGCGACACCCTGCGTGCTGAACACCGATTACGAACTCGTTTCGGCAGCTACTGGGCAAATCCGGCGCGTACCCGGATCCCTTGTCATCGCTTCGGGTGACACGGTGTCGTGTGCCTATACCTACCGAGAAAGCGACGCAGTGTCTTTTGGCGGGGGTGCGCAGCCTGCTGACGCGCCGGCCAAATTCGTGTATGACAGCCCGGACGGCGATGTTCGGATCACCATCGAGTTCCCGCTGGCCAAGATCAAGACCGGCAACGCGATCACGTTTAAGGAAGAGGACTTCTCGACGTCCGACTTCACGGTCGTGGCCGTGTCGGACAGCTCAAAAGCAGCCGGAGCCCAGCTGGGCACGATCACGATCGAATATTTCCCGACGTGATCTGAATAGAATAGTGTTTGAAGGGGCCGGGAAACCGGTCCCTATCTTTTTGCAAAAAGGAGCATAACCATGGGACGGAAAGTTACTGATGCACAGATTGCTGAAGCGTTGAATCCCGCGCTGTCGGAAGACATGGCGGTGTTGGGTGAGCAGAAGTTCAAGGTCATTACCATGCCCTTATCGGTCGAACAGGTTTTTCTGAAGAAATTGCGGTCCATCGTACCTAAAACCGTCAGCGGGCCGGAGATGATCGACGCACTGATCGAAACGGACGTCAACGACCTGTGTGAACTGGCGGCCATGATAGTCAAGAACGCAGGCGAGGACTATAAGCCATTGACGGCCGCTGATATCTTGCATTCGGCCCGTTTGGTGGACATCATCGGTGCGATCGAAATGCAGATCGAGAAACAGGGGTACCTGGATTTTTTGTTACGGATAACGGCAGCGCTGCCGGGAGTGCTGACCGCCAAGCGGTAAATATTATCGAGCTAGCCATGGAGCGGGGGATCAGTACCGAGCAGCTGCTCGCAACCATGACTAGACCACGGCTGATGCTGTATTCATACCTCAAGGAAAAAGAGAAATTCAACAAGGCCTTGAGCATGTTGTCGAAAGGGGGCGCGTTACCATCGCGAATAATTCTACCGCCGGGCGTTCAGCGGACAAAATAATCCGGATCCTGATGCAGGCGGATCCCGGCAACGTGAATCAGGTGCTGGATCAGGTCACGCAGAAAATGAAAAACGTGGCGGCGCAGGGAGCGGGGACTGGTGGAGCAACGCCTCCGCCGTTACCTGGAACCGGTGGCGCCGGGGCTCCGCCTGCGATTCCCTCGGCAGTGTCCGCCAGCTGGTCGAAACTGACAGGGATGGTTGGAACAACAGGAGCCGCGCTGACTGTTGTCGGGGTGATGGCAACGGCAGCGATTGCCGCGATTAAAGCCGTCGGCGCAGCAATCGAGCCCTTCGTCAGACTGAACAGTGAGATAGAGAACACGCAGCTTAAATTCAAGGTCCTGCTTGGGGACGCGGCCAAGGCAAAGGCAGCCTTTGCTGAAACTAAGAAATACGCGGACACGACGCCTTTCACCTTGAAGGAGACGGCATCTGCACGGACCAAGCTGTTTTCGGCCAACATCGAAGATATGGATACTCTGAAAGCGGCCGGAGACCTGGCTGCTGCCAGCGGACGTTCCCTGGATGAAGCGGCCATGGCGTTTGCACGGCTGAAGTCTGGCGCCACCGGTGAAGCCATGGAAATGCTGCGATACATGAACGTATCGAGGCAGATGTTCCGGGCGGAAGGGATTGATTTTGACGCAGGAGGGCAGGCGCTGGCCACGGCGGAAGAGCTGACGGGAGCGCTGCGGAATATCGTTAAAGCCAATTTCGGCGGCATGACGGACGAGATTGGGAAGCAATGGTCCGGCCTGTGGTCGACGTTCGGCGATACCGTGGACAACGCCATGAGGGGAATCAGCAGCGGAAGTTTTGTCTGGCTCAAGAACGCAGTGTCATCTGCCATCACGGCCATCAATGGACTCCTCGACAGTGGAGCCCTGCAGCAGTTTGGCAGCGCTGCAGGAGCAATCTTCGGCGCAATAGTCGGGGTAGTTAAAAATATTGGCACTGCCCTGGCGCCTCTTGGAGCCATCATTGGCGTGACGCTTGTGCAGGCGCTAGGGGTAGCTGCTGGAATCATTGCCACGATAGCCGTCGGGATTCGGTTGATAGCCAGTGCGGCTGAATTTGTTGTAGACGTTGTGACATCCGGAAACCTGACAAAGTCACTGGCTGATGCGAAAGCCAGGCAAAGAGAAATCCTGGGAGACTACCGCGTCCAGATGCAACAGGCAGGGTCGGCTGTAAAAGGGCAGACGCTCGATCTGAACGATAATACCGAGGCAACCAATAAAAACGCCAAGGCAATGACCAAAGCACAGATCACGGCCATCGAGGCGCGGGACCAGGCTGTGGCAAACATCAAGAGAGTGCAGGCTGCCCAGGAATCGACGTGGGCGGTTGAAAAGGCCCGGGGCCGGGACGCAGTGCAGCTGGCCCAGATGGAGATGGAGCAGGCCAAGCTGAACCTGGCGGCCATGCAGGAAAAAGAAGAGGCCGTCCGCGCTGCCCAGGAGGCTGCCGGCAAGCCGTATCGGAAATCAAACGAGATGATGTCTTCCGAGGTCGCTTACGCCAAGTCGCTTGAAAACTACTACGACAAGCTCATCGCGAAAAAATCGGCCATGGGCGAGTTTATCACCACGACCAGCAAACTGCTTGCGGAGGCTGACGCGATCGACAAGCGGGGCGGCGACAGCGGAGTAAAACGCTATGAGGCCCTGAAGTCTTCCGTTGATGAATATCTGGACTCTTTGCAAAAGCTGCGGGAAAGCCAGATCCAAACCTCCACCGGTCTGGCCAAGATGCAGGAAGCGACTTCGGCAGCCCAGGCCGGAAATGTCACGCAGTATCAAAATATGGCTGCGGTCATCGATCAGAGCGAAAAGGTGTTCCAGATCCAGGCGCTGCAGGAACGGCTGCAACAGATCCAGCAGCTATCCGAGGCGCAGAATCTCGGGGCCCGCGACCGCTTCAGCCTGTACGAACAGGAGCGGCAAGTGTTCGGCCAGTTGACGGGCAGCATCAGCGGCGCGATCGACGACACCATGCAAAAGATCGAATCGATGCAGTCCAAAGCCCTGGGAGCCGCGTCGAGCGCTGTGGGCATTCTGGACAAGGTGGGAGCCAGCAAAGGCGCTTACAGCGAAGTGGCCGACATGGTAAGCCGGTTGAGCAAGACCGACATGAGCCTGGCCAACTTGGGGCAGCTGGCGAATGTCGCAGATCAGCTAAAGAAAAAAGGGATCTCGGTCGGCGACATCATGCCGAGTTCCGATCAGATCATCTCGGCGCTGAAACGGGAGCTGTCGGACGTACCGGATACGATCAGCAAACTGCAGTCCGGGATGCAGACGCTGATCGGAATGTCAACGCAAATCGGCGCCCAGGCGGCAGAAAACTTCTGGAAGCCCTGGGAAGCAAAAATAGCGACTCTCAAATCGCAGTTTGCTTCACTGTCCGACACAAACCTGAACCCGCTCAATTACGTTCCGCCACCGGTGCCGATTCCTCAATCCAATGCTGCCAACACGGCGGCAGCCGGCAAGAACGTGAACGTGAATGTGCAGACAACGAACCAGATCCAGGGAAGCACACTGAAGGACATAAATGATGTCGTGTCCAAGGCAAAAGACCGGTTCGGCGAAGAACTGCACTCCGCGTTGGTTGAAGCCAACGCACAGTATGGATTCTAGGAGGGGTTGAGATGTACTTTTTCACGATCGGTACCGTAGTGGCCGTGGACGACCCCTCCGATTTTGTTGAGATCCCGGATGACCGGATCTCGAATGTCCCTTGTATCGACGACACCTATCTGGAAGATCTGGGTCTCAATGCCGCAGGGACAACCTACAGCATGAAGCTGACGGTGACTGATGCTGGCCTTGCGGCGCTGCGGGCCTATCGGGCAGCAGGGACGAAACCGGCCATCACTGACCACCGGGGAAACAGCCTTGGAAGTCGGGCGTTCAAGCTTGGGCGAACGACGTATGTTGACGGCTGCGCCTTGCGCCAGGTTGAAATCGAAATATTGAGAGGGTGAGCGGATGGCATACCTGAACCTCTATAAAAACAATCCGACAGCCGGCGGAGTGGACGGGAACAAAGTCGTTGCCGGGAATCCGGTCATCACACCCTATCTTGACCTTGTCAGCGGCGAAACCGCCAATATCAAATTAGCCTTGCGCTGCGATGCCGGGTTCGCCAGTTTGCAGCCGACGGTCATCACTCCAGCCTCAACGGCGACGACGCTATCGGCGGAAGCGCTGGCGGACGCACTCACAATAGTGGTCGAATCGGCAACGGGTCTGCAGGTGGGAAATCTGCTCGACATCGGTGCCGGAGAAACCATTGAAACAAAGCGGATTATCGGTATTGACGGGTCGGCTATAACGCTGAACAGCGCCTTGGACAATACACAGGCGCTCGGCGCAGCGGTATCCAGCCGGTCAAAATATCAAATAGCGCTGGCCCTCGATGTGGACGGAGTCCCGGGAACGTTTGGAGAGTGGGGCGCAGCGCTGACGGTATCGGCTACCATTGCGGCCGTCAATACGATCATCTGGGCCCAGGTCAGGGCTCTGGCAGCGGACGTTGTCCCCTATAAAGATGCGTCGTCCTGGTTGGCTATTGCTTACAAAGTAGGTGAGGCGGCGTAATGGAAGAAGAAGCGACCATCATTGCCGAAGTCGAGCGCCTGGTTGCGATATCCGAGGAGACTGAGAATCCCATCCGCCGGATAGTATCCGCTGATTTTACGAATTATTTCGGGTAAGGAGGTGGCTGGCATGGCCATTGAGAGTTTGAACGTCACTCTGGGCACGACCAGCCCTTATGATCATGTTTCGGCAGTCGTCCGGGGAAAGACCGAACCGATATTAGGCCAGGATTTCTCGCTGGACCTTGACGGGATCACGGTCAACTTCGAAATCGAGTCCTGTTCGGCGAAGGCCCGCGGTGTGAACGAGAGCATCTATTCGATCACCGGACGGGAGCGGCGCGGGGAGATCCTTTACCGGCCTGTGGACGCCACCCTGCCGATGATTTATAACAGTGAAACCAATGCGTACGGTATGCCGACGGTGACGCAGATTCTGCATGCTGCCGGGCTGAATGTGCTCTATGATGCGCCAGACTTCAGGCCGACACAGGCGGGGATGGGATGGAAGACCACTAATGAAGCCGGAACGCAAAACACCACGGTGCGGATCCGCGAGTCGAGTGTTCAATCGCTGCTGGAAAAGCTGTTCGGGTGGTCGGCGGAATACGGCAAGCGAAAGATCTGTTACCACGTCCGGACTGGCGTGATTTATGTTTGGGAGCTGCAGAGGGCGACAGGGCAGAGCCTGACGGTCACTGAACAGATGTGCCCGGAAGAAAACGCGCCTGTCATCGACAAGCAGCGGATCCGGAAGTTCACCGAAACCACTGATACCAATGGAAACGAGGTGTCGAACCCGCCGGGAACCTGGGGCGGGTTCGGATGGGATTATGCCGATGTTCCATTCTCCGGAGGCGCTTCACACGGGACCGCATCGCTGACGTACAGCAACGGCGTCCTGGTGTCGTCGTC